CCGGCCCACACGGCATCTTCGGCCGGGTCGCCTGGCAACTCCACGTAGTCGATGGTCCAGCTCGCGAGCCCCCTACCCCAGCCGACGATCTGCACGGCGAGTCGGTTGTCCTGGGTATCGATGCCGGCGGTGACCGCCAGCACCCATGCCGGTACCGGGCGCATCGGCAGCGGTTCGGCGCGGTCGGCGATCAGGTTGTGCTTGACCGCGCGCATGGCTGGGTCTTCCCACGGCTCGGCCAACCGGTCGTTGATGAACGTCTTGAGCTTGGCCGGGTCGTTCTGCGCATCGAGCCACATGCGCGCCAGATCGTGCCAGCGCGGGCCAAGCCCGATCGGGTAGTACAGCCCGTTGAGGTGATATCCGCGAATCCGCGATTCGGGGTTGCCGGCTACCCAGCGCCCGGCGGCGATCATTGCCGGCTTGTGGTGCTCATCGATGAGCGCGCCACAGTCTCGGCATGCGTAGCTGCACTGACTGAGATCGGTGTTCCAGATCAGGCCACTCCATTCGAGCGCTTGTTCATGCCCGCAATGCGGGCAGGCGACGTGATACCGCCGTTGGTCGCTCTTCTCCCACAGTGCTTCGGTGCGACTGAGGCCACGGATCTGCGGGCTGCTGATGTACAACCGCTTGTAGGTGGCCGGGAACGCCGAGGTGCGCCCTTCGAGCAACGCGACGGGGTCGTCGCCGGTGCCCACATTGGCGGCGAACTCGTCGACCACCAGCACGCGCACGCTGGCGGACTTGAGCCGCGCCGAGCTGCCGGCGTGCTCAACGAACAATTGGCCGCCGCGAAAATCCTTGAACTCGCGCCGGTTGGCGCCGTCGCGGCTGGCAGTGCTGAGCAGCGCACGCTGCACGGCGGGCGTTTCTTCGATCAGCGGCCCCAGCTTTTGCGCCAGCCATTTGTTCATCGACGCTTCGCTTGGCAGGCACACCATGATGGGCCCGGGCGATTGATCCATGGTGTAGCCGATGGCGTTGAGCGCAATCTCGGTCTTGCCGATCTGGATCGGGAACATGCAGAGCACATCGCGCACTGAGCTGCGCGCCGACAGGCAATCCATCGGCTCGCGCAGCACCGGGTTGCGGCTGGTGCGCCAGCGCCCGGGTTCGGCGCTGCCCTTGGTGCTGAGCACGCGCTCGGCATCGGCCCACTGGCTGACAGTGATTGGACGGCGCGGAGCGACAGCTCGCGCGGCGGCGCGCAACACGGTGGCAGCGCCGGC